ATGAAGTTTGATACCCTCAATAGGCTCTGTATAGAAGGGCAGGAATTTATACGTACTAGTCAGTCGCCCGATGGACTGGTGCCCAAAGGTACCTATGATTCGCTTAAACAGAGAAATAGAATAGAAGTACTGGAACGTGGCGGAAACGGACGATCTGTATTAATCGTCTATGAAACGCTGCCAGAAAATTACAAACAACTTATCCTGGAGAAATATGGGAATCCCTATGCGTATGTAGCCAAACAGCCACTGCTACAGCTTATAAAGAAGGATATGAAAGCGGAGAGTTTCTTCTTGGAATACCGTTATGATACCCATAAATGCCTCCCTCCTACTCATGTTACCAACTATACGCAGGCTGCTTCTTGGCTCAATATGCTCCTGGAAATGCGAGATAACAAACGGCACGTGAAAAAGCAGTTGGGGCTTACTATGGAAGAGTTCTGGAAAGTAGTGCTGGAGATGATCGTTGCGCATAGTATTGAGTTGCCTCATAGTTACAGGCGATTGACCGATAAACTGAAGACTTATGAGGACGCAGGCTATGCAGCGCTTATTGATTGGCGTTTTGGTAATCAGAACAGTATTAAAATAAAAGATAAACTGTCTGAAGCGGTGTTGTTTGAACTCATCGCACATCCAAACCAGCACGATGATATCGTGATTGCCACTGCGTATAACAAATGGGCCCATCAGCATAATTATCCGAGTATCAGTACCGGAACGGTGGGTAATTACCGCCGTAATAACCGGTACCAACTGCAGTTGTTCCGAGAAGGGAATGCGGCCTGGTATAATCAATATGGCCGTCAGACGAAGCGTAACCGGCCTTCTGCGCCGCTGTTGCTCGTAGGATCTGATGATAATGATATTGATCTGTATTTCCGAGATGAACAACTGAATGCGCAAGGTAAGTTGCATATACAGTACTATCACCGGTTTAAAGCAGTGATCATTAGCGACGCATTCAATGATTACCCATTAGGATATTGTTATGCTGATAGTATCAGTACAGACTTGGTTAAAATGGCTTATTTGGATGCCATGCATCATATATACACGCTCACCGGCGCCTGGTATATGCCACATCAATTGCAGACAGATAGGTGGAATTTGAAGGCCTTATTGCCCTTTTATCAAAGTATTGATGCGGAGTATTTTCCTGCTAGTGCGAAATCGCCCAGAGGGAAGTACATCGAGCGTTCCTTTGGAAAGCAATGGCATCAACATTTACGCCGGTTTCAGAACTATGCCGGCAACAATATTACTTCTGATTTCAGACTTAATCCTGATCATGTAGCGAGCGCCAAAACACAATTTCCTCATAAAGAAGAAAGTATTACTATCCTGGAATCGTTTATAGAAGGATTAAGACAAGAAACGGACCCCAAAACAGGAATGAGTAGGCAAGCAACTTGGAAGGCCGCATTCTTGGGCAGTGATATCTCTCAGGAGCGTTGTATATCAGAGGAGCAATTGTTGCGCTTATTTGGCGTTAAACATGAATATACCAATACCATTACCAACGGAGGTATACGACTGACTATTCATGGAAAACCTTATGAATACCAGATTCCGGACGAATTATATCTGCAACATGTAGGAAGAAAAGTGCAGGTGATATATGATCCACTTGATTTTTCGCGTGTATTGGTAACGGATGATCACCAATTGCGCTTTATTGCCAAAGCCTATGAAAAGCTACCGTCGGCAAGAGCTGATTACCAGCCTGGTGACAAGGAGCGACTGTTTCAACTGTTGCAACAGAAGAAAGCCCTGGTGCAGCAGATTATGGATAAGAAGAAAGATAGAGCTGCCCTGCTGGCGCAACATCAGACGGATGCTGTTGGCCTATTGCAAGCCCAGGTTATGATTAAAGAAACCAAGCAGGCAGCGGAAACGCTTGCATTACATACCCCTGTTTTGCCCCCAGCGGATTTTGACCCACTTGATCTAATGTAGTCTCACTAAATAATCAATTTAAATATGAAACTTAAAAAGATTGCACCACAACCGTGGGCGATGGCGGAAACTATTGCCTTTAATACACTGATCGCCTATTTCCAGGATGCGCAGACCTATGGAAATGTTTTTGCCATCACCGGTAATGCTGGCTGCGGAAAAACATTTGCCGCCAAATGGTTTGCCAACGAAAATAAAACCGTTTATCACCTGGAATGTGCGGAGTATTGGAACCGGAAAGCCTTCCTGGAGAAACTATTGCAGGCAATTGGGGTACAGCAGCCCGGCAATAATGTTGCGGAAATGATGGATACCACCGTCCATGCCCTGTTTCAGCAGGAAAGCCCATTGCTCATTATCGATGAAGCGGATAAGTTAAGTGACCAGGTATTGTACTTTTTTATATCCTTCTATAATCTACTGAAGGGGCACTGTGGGATCATTCTGATGGCCACGCCGCATCTAGCACAACGGATAGAACGAGGACGCCGACTCAACAGGAAAGGATATGCGGAAATATTTTCCAGGATAGGCCGGCGGTTTATTCCACTGAGTGCTGTCAGCAAAAAAGAGCTTGCTGCGATATGTGCTGCCAACAGTATATCCGATGAAGAAACCATCACTGCTGTGTATCATGATTGCGAAGGAGATCTACGACGCTTAGAAAGAGAAATTCACAAGAGAAGAAGAAAAAATTTGTCACCCCAAAACAATAAATAATGCGTAGAAAAATTATTTTTCCTTGTACCCAATATCCTCACCTTGCGAATGAATTAATGACAGGTATTTGTCACGCACTTCAGTTGCGTAAGGAAGTGTTAATTTTGGGTAGAAATTCCAAAGAAGTTGCCTGTGCAAGACAGGTTATTTGTCATCTGTTTTGCTCTTTTTCTGATCTTTCTTTTTCCCAGATAGGAGCGCTTATTGGGCGTAGTAGGCCGGCCGTTCATTACAATAATTCGGAAGCCATCAAACACCTGCAAACAAAGGATGAATTATTTGTTAATTATTGGCTGAAATCTATTCGCAGTATCATGAAAAGTATCGACGAATTACCGGTAGAAATGTTCGAAAATAAGCAGTATATTCGTCGTAAATAAAGTGAAACATGAAATGCTTTTGAATTGTAGCTGTTAATCCGTCATAACTATATTCTGACTACAAACTGTTAATCCTTTTTCCTTAACCAATAACCGGAATACCCTATTAACTCCTGAATGAATTTCAGTAGCTATACCTGGCGAGTTACAGCAGCGGGAATGGTAGGTGCTGGTCAATAACAAGTAAACATGAAGAACGTGAATTATCAAAATGAAGGTCTGTTATTGTATATTCCTACTCTTAGTCCGGAAAGCATGCATATGGGTCTGATGCAGGGCATCATTCAAACAGTGAGATACAGCCTTACTCATCCTGACGAAGTTCCTGATCAGGTGAAGCAGGCAAATATTTACCTGTTGGATTTACTATCCAGTATGCTTCCGGAAGAACAGCAAATGGAACAGCTTTACAAATGCTGAGATTACCTCCGTCAACATCTTAATGCTCCCCGTAAGGGGAGCATTTTTTATTTTTGTTATGTGAAAGGAGTACAGACATTATTCTCGCAATTATTAACAACGGCATCTGAAGATGCGACCCGCCGTACACCCGGTAGAAACCGTGAATTGATTGCCCGTAGGGATGAACGATTAGTGCATCGGCATTATTACTACCTGCGTATCAGTAAAAAAAGATATGACGAAATCATTCAACTGCTCTCCGAAGAATTTGATTTGTCTGGATCTACTATTATAGAAAGATTGCAACTGGAAAATAATTTCCAGTTGCTCAAACAATTGACTACCCAACAACCATCTCTCAACGATCTTCGTAAACGTTATCCCTGGATGGTCTGGAAATAACTACTATGGCTAGTGAACAATCGGCTCAGGTACAGGCGTCTTAATCCCCTTTTTCCCTGTAACGGTATCCCTGATCGAGAGTTCGTATCTCACTACAGTTATACAATACTTGTTATTTCTCGCTTCGGTATTACTACTCCTCCTATGTAATCCGGATGATACTCCATCCCTGCTTCCTTGCAAACACTGATGTACCTGCTGTTGTAATTCATAATACTGCGCTGCGGTGCTAACTTCGGGGTCAATGCCTATGCGTACTTGCAGGAATCCCTGTCCCAGTTGATTGTTGTCTGGCAAATCCTCCCAGGTAAACTCCTTCAAATCGATGAGCACACAGGGCAATGTTATTTTAGGACCTGTAGCAGGGTCAAATTGTTCCAGTTGTCCGAAATCCTGTGCTACCGTGGTTTGCACCGGAACGACCTGTTTGATCCGATTGATCATATTAGCGGTAAAATCTCCAAATACACTACTCATATTTATTGCTGTTAGGTTTTAAAAAAGATGTCTCTGCAAATTTGATGTATCGCGGGGTTTAATAAAATTCATTCTGTTATGATGCCTCACTAAGTGGAGTATGATACTATTTCAAATGAAGTATGGTCAAAACCCCATTTGGCAAGGCATTGAGAAGCATGCATCTTTGTGATGTATTAACGGTAGAACATTGTACACATAAGAAGTTGAACAGATCAGTTGTACATATAAGCCGTGAACCCCGCCCGGATCTTTCCCCATCCTGTAAGATGGGGAGCCGGTATCGGGAATCGTTGACCCAGAAGCACCACAGATGAAAAAATTTATCGATGAAGCCAAAGAAAGAATTGCCTCCCCTACCCCGGGATTTTTCAGGAAGATAAAAATTGCCGGTAAAGTACTGATGGCCGGATCAGGAGCTATTCTGGCTCCAGCAGTGGCAGATGTACATATGCCGGGTGTATTGATGGAAATCGCTAAAGGTCTTTTCATTGCCGGATCAGTGATGGTAGCGGTAGCTGCTGTAGCTGTTGAAGGTGAATAATAAATCCCTGCCTGTGAAAAACGCAGCATTGTTTGTTAGCTCCATTTTAATTGTACTGTTATTATTCAGATCCTGCATGCAGCAGGCGCGTATCAGCCTATTGGAGAGTAGTATAACGGAGACGCCTATATTGAAACATTATGAGGATAAATCAGGTTTGCAACATACGGTAACCCCTGTAAAACCTGTATTGCCTGGCACTGCAACAATTAAAAACGTTATTAGTAAAACACCTATTCCGGAAAAGCAGGTACTGCATGTTACTGCTGCCAGCACGATTACAAGAGATACCATTTTTATCAAAGAACAAGTGAAACCAGCGGATACACTTCAGTTTGACTATGAGGATAAATGGATCAGTATTCACGGAAAATGGAACGACTCTCTAATGCTCTCCTACGCCATGCGCGATAGCATTTGGTTTGTTAACTACTGGAAAAAGAAAGGGTTGTTTCGCAAAGAGGAATTTATGGATGGTTTCAGTGCTAATCCCCATACCAGTATCAGCGGCCTTTCAGCCATCAGTACCGGATCACGGAAACAAGCGCCTATGCGGATTTCTATAGGTCCTTCATTAGGCTATCACTATGCTGGCGGTAAATTTTCATGGAGCGTAGGTGTGGGCATACAATACAACATTATAAGATTTTAAATTAACTCATGACACTCTCAGAAAAAGTATTGGCAGTAGCCCTTAGTCAGGAAGGTGTTGCAGAGCATCCTAAAGGAAGTAACAGCGGACCAGAAGTAAATCAATACCTGAAAAGTGTAGGTCTTGGTCCTGGTGCCTCTTGGTGTATGGCGTTTGTTTACTGGTGTACAGAGCAAGCCTGCAAAGCGATCGGCGTAAAAAATGGGCTGGTAAAAACAGGAGGCGTATTGCTGCAATGGCGTACCACCAGTTTAAAGAAAGTAACCAGTTATGGCGCCGTAAAACCCGGATCCATTTTTATCATGGATTATGGTAATGGTTTCGGACATACAGGGTTTGTGATTAAGGTAGAGAAAGACACGATTCACACGGTAGAAGGAAACACCAATAATGACGGTAGCAGAGAAGGATATGAAGTAGCCGTTAGACGGCGTAAACTGGCCACCATAAAAGGTTTTATCCTGCTTGATTAAGATAGTTTTCATATCAATTATTATATATCCATTTTACAAATAATGAGAAATGGCAAGACCTAAAGTAAATATCTCAACAACCAATGGAAATCTGGGCGGATTAGCTCCCAGTGTAGACGGCGTTGCCGGTCTTATCGTGGCTGTGGCCCAAGCGCCAGTAGCTGGTTACAATACCCCTGTACTTATCAGAAGTAAAAAGCAGGCAGCAGATGCATTGTCGCAGCCAGCGAACGTACAGGCACTACAGGCCATCCAGGAAGGTTTTTTTGCGGAAGCACCGGAAGGTTCTAAACTCTATTGCCTGTTTGTTCCCCAGACATCCAAGCTAGAAGACATGGCAGCTCCTGCAATCGCTGAAAAGCTCCTCAATTTCGCAGGTGGTACTATCAGCTTGCTGGCCCTGGCAAAATTCCCTGCCACAGGTTATACACCAGTAGTAACAGAGGGGTTAGATCAAGATGTGGTGAAAGCTGCATCTGCACTGCAAACCCTTGCACAGAGCTGGTTTGATCTCCGTAAACCTTTCCGTGCATTTGTACAGGGTTATGGCTTTACGAAAGCATCAGAACTGAAAGATTTTTCTGCAGAGAAAAAAGACAATGTTGGTATCGTTCTCGGTACTGTGAATGACAACAGTGTAACAGCAGTATTGTTAGCGCTGGGGCGTGCAGCGAAAGTGCCTGTAATGCGCAACATTGGAAGAGTGAAATCCGGCAGCCTTGCTATCGCTGATAGCGCTGTGGTAAAATTGGGCAGCAACAACGCGGATGCTATGGAGAATGCAGACCTGGAATCCATCTGGGAAAAGCGTTTCATCGCTTTCGAGAGAAATGAAGCAGCACCGGGCTATCTGTTCAATGACGATAACATGCTGGGTACTCCAACAAGCGACTACTCCAGCCTGCGCAACGGCAGAACAATCGACAAAGCCGTGCGTATCGCTTATGAGGTGTACTACAACGAATTGAAAGATGATGTAGAAGTAGACAAAAACGGACGTTTGAGCGTGGCTATTGAAGCTGCACTGGAACTGCGCATTGAGGAAGCTATTGGTCGGAGAATGAATGGTGAGATTAGTCGTAATGCAGATGGAAGTCCCGCTGTTGAGGCGATGGTAAACCCTGATCCAGAGCAATTTGCAGGTATGTATAGTGCTGCTGGTATTGATAGCCCTAATCTCAATATCCTCTCTTCTAACCATGTATACATCTTCGTACGTATCAGACCTAAAGGCTGTGTAAAATACATCGACGTATATCTCGGATATACCACTGTTTAATTCTCATTCTATCACAACAAAATTTAAAACAATATGCCAGTATTTGATTCCAGAGAGTTTGAATGGGCAGACGTAAAAGTGGTGTTATTCGGTCGTGAGATCTCCGGATTACGCGGACTTACCTTCAAGAAATCCTATGAAAAAGAGGTGATCTATGGCGCAGGTAATACTCCACAAGCCGTTCAGCGTGGTAATAAGAAGTATGATGGTACGCTGACTATTTTGAAAAGCGAATTTGATATGCTCAATGAAGCTGCTGTAGTAGCTGGATTCGATGATATCGTAGACGTTCCAGCCCATCTGATCAGCATTACCTGTACTTATTCCAATGACAGCAAGATTCAAGTGAATCAACTCCTCAACGTTGAGTTTACCGACTATGAAGACGGTATGAAGCAGGGAGAAAAATTCAAAGAAGTGGCCCTCCCCTTCATCTGCATGAATATCAAAAAATCCTAACTAGGTATTAATCTCTTTAAAAAATAAACTATGTCAAAACAACTGATCGGACAGGCTACAGCAGAACAAATTGAAGCCTGGAAAAATGAACACGGAAAAGTTTATTCCTACAAAGTGGAAGGTAAGGTGTGCTATCTGCGTACCGTGACCCGCGATATCTACAGTCTTGCTGCTACTAAAGTATCCTCTAGCCCTGCCAAATTCAATGAAACCATTATCAATGGTATCTGGCTGGGTGGCGATGAAAGCATCCGTAAGGAAGACCGCTACTACTTTGGTTTGAGCGACTTTGTTGAAGATTTGATGAATAAGAAAAAGGGTGAACTGGGGGAGTGCTAGCAAAAGCCGACGGAGACTTTAGTAGCAACTTTGTTCTCTACATCGACCTCCAGTTGCGGTATTTTCTGGGCATAGACCCATCATCTTTAGATGACGATATGTGGGCACAATACTGGGCTATGCTCGAGAATATCCGCAAAAATGAAGCAAAACAAAGAATCTTCTGATGGCATTAGTCAGAAGATTCTTTCAAAACAAAAGATATGAGTGCAATTTCCGTTGAGTTACAACAACTCACCAGGTTGGCAGTTGTTATTTCGCCGACGCTCTCCACGCTATCCCAATTTAGTAATCAAGGCAGTGGCGGAAGAGCCGTCGAAGGGCTTAGCAGTCTTGCTATAAGCGCAGAAAGAGTTTCGGCGACTTTAAAGTCTTTGAGTCTGAGCATGGGGAACTGTCCATGTCCGGAACCATGTCCGTGCCCATGTGGCGGAGGAGATGACACATTGAAGAAAGCGGCAGGAGCGGCACCGGATGCGAGTGATTTCACCGGAAAAGTAACCGGCTTACTCGGCCAATGGGCTTCTAAAGTGTGGGAGGCAACAAAAACCAAGCAACAGCAGGAAATCACCATGAAAATGGCCTTTGGTAAAGCGGAAGGTAGTGGCATGTTGGAGGAGTTGCAGAAAATGCAGACCCTCACCCCACTTCCTATAGATGCGCTGATGCCTGGGGCGGTAGCATTGAAGAATGTCGGAATGGCTACCAAGGAAATCATCCCGATGTTGTACATGCTGGGAGATGTCAGTGGTGGTAATAACGAGAAGTTCAAATCGCTCACAGATACATTCGTTAAAATACAAGAAAGCGGCAAACTCACCTCAGATACTTTGGGTGTGCTGAAAGCCGCAGGATTGGACCCATTAGATATCATCTCCAAACAATCAGGCATATCGGTTACTACCCTGAAAAAAAGACTGGATGAAGGCCGTATTTCAGTAGATATGGTACGCGGTGCATTCCAGGTAGCGACTGCAGAGGGAGGCCATTTTAATGGCCTTTTGGATGAGCAGGCGAATACGATTGATGGAAAATGGAACATTGTCACCGGCAAGCTGCAAAACATGATGAGTTCACTTGGAGGTGTAGTTGGGCCAGTGGCGGGTGTATTCCTTGATTTTATCAATGGGTTGGTGGATGGTGAAACAGGTGTGTGGATGATGACGACGGCAGTTACCAGTCTTGCATTGGCCATGAATATTGGTGGCATAGGCGCTGGGATTATGGCCGTAGGCATGAGTATAGGCGCTGGTGTAACGGCTGTTTGGCGAGGTGCTATGGCTGCGCTCAACTTAGTGATGAATATGAATCCAATCGCCAGAATTATATGGCTTGTTATGTTACTAGGTGGTGCATTTATTACAGCGTATCAGAAATTGGAAGGGTTCAGGGCATTTATCGATGGTATCGGTGGTAGCTTGAAGAACTTTGGTAAGATGGTAAAGGATTATCTCATCGATTCCTTCATGATAGCAGTAGATGCAGTGAAAGGAGCTGTGAAAGTACTTGGGCTCATCTTCAAGGGGGACTGGAAAGGCGCCATGAACGCTGCTGGGGAAACTGCAGATAAAGTGCAGGCTGGATTTAACAAGCGACTGGTGGATTCCCATCAAAATGCGAATGCAACAGTTGAAGCCTTTAATAAAGCGGAAAAGGCCAGCAGAGAGAATTTCAAGCGAGAACAAGAACTGGCTAAAATCCAAAAGGACGCGCAACGAAATGGCGGAACGCAGGTTTCACCAACCGTATACGGCACCTTGAAAACTGATTTACCGGAGCAACCTAAGAATCGTGCTGAGAACATCAATAACAATGGTCCCAGAAGCATTGTAATCAATATCGGAAAACAGATCGAAAAACTGGAAGTACATGCACTCAGCGCTAAAGAAGGCGTAGAAGAAATGGGCAACCTGGTGAGGGAAGAAATGCGCAGAGTATTACTGAGTCTGAATGCGATGCCTGTCAATTAAAATGTAAACAATGGCGGATTTTGATTTAAAAGAAATATACAGGGATGTGTTCGGCTATGAACCCCCGCAGGATTACAGTATCGCATGGGCCAGGCCGGAAGAGACTTACAGCAGAAAGGGGCAACCCTATCGCGAGAAGGATATCTATGGAAGAGAATTTTTTCTGCCGATTACCCTAGGAAATTATTTGTTGCCATTTGCTACCATAGAGATCTCCTGTAAGAAATCGATTGTCCGTACGGCCCTGCCAGAACAACCAGGAACGGTAAAAGAGATCACTGGCAGAGAGGATTATCAGATCAGCATCAAAGGGATAGCTGTCAATAATAACAACGTATTCCCTGAAACAGAAATTACCAGACTGGAAGAATTGTTTTCCCCTGGCACTACGCTGGTATTGCGCAATGTAATCTCGGATATTTTCCTCAGTGGTGCTCATAACGTGGTAATAACAGAATTCAAACTGCTTAGACCCAACAGTGGGGTGCACAATGCCAGAGGGTACGAAATGACCCTGGAAAGCGATGATGTTTACACTTTAGAGATGTCTTAATATGTTCAAGTTAACAAGTGAGATAAATGTAGGGAGATACAAAGCCATCAAACCTATATCTGTAAAAATCAGCAAGAGCATTTTTGATTTTGTAGACAAGGCTGTTTTCAAAATGCCGGATGCTGCGAAAATTATGAACGGTACTATTCTCGTAAATGATAAAACGGATACAGCACTGCTTTTTAAAGAAGGCGACGAAGTGAGTATCTGGCTGGGTTATAATGATATACTGCAAGATGAGTTCAAGGGATTCGTTACAAAAGTGAATCATACTTCTCCTGTGGAAATTGAGTGTGAGGGCTATGCTTATCAGCTTAGAGGAGGCTCTAATATCAATAAGGTTTATATCAATACTACGCTGAAAAAGGTGTTGCAGGAAATAACAGCAACTACCTCCATCAAGCTGGGAGAGATACCGGATGTAGCCATCGATAAATTAACCATTCATGAAAAATCCAGGACGGAAATCTTACTGTTATTGAAGAACTACTACAAACTAGAGTTTTTCTTCAATGGTGATGAACTGAGCGCCAACCTGATGTATTTACATAGGGAGGCTGATGTAAAGTACCGACTGGGCTTCAATGTGATAAAGGCAGATGAGCTGAAGCTCAAAAATGGTGGGAAAGACAAGATCGTTGTACGGTTTCTCAGTGATAAAAGAAATGGTGAAAAAGTGCAGGGAAAAGTGGGAAGCTCACAAAAAGACGCTAAGGAGGAATTGCTGAAGATTCCCAGTGTTTCTGAAAAGAAATCTCTGGAAAAGATTGCTGAAAAGCATGCCTATACGCTTTCGTATGAAGGTTATGAAGGCAAGATCGAATGTTTCCTTGTCCCCTATTGTATCCCCGGATTCAGGGCCTCTTTTGAGGATTTGAAACATCCAGAGAAAAATGGAAACTACTATGTACAGGCTACAGAGGTAACCTATGGCAAGGAAGGCGCAAGAAGGTCCGTAACAATTGGTGCAAAACTAAGTTCAGATGTCAAAGCAAATAAATGATATCGCGCAGGCGATGGCCAGTTTTTCTTCCAGATATGGTCCGTTAACCATCTTGCCCGCAACAGCAGGCGAATTCAATGAAAAGGATAATACAATCGCGGTAACCCTGGATAGTGGCCTGGAGATTCCAGATGCAAGGCTCAAAAGTGTGGCAAAAGACGGTGGAAAGGTGATAATGGTGCCAGTAAAAGACAGCGTGGTACAAATTGCCAGAATTGAAAACAGCGATGAATTTATTGTTATCGCGGTGGATGAAGTCAGTCAGGTTCTGTATTGTATCGGTAAGACCGTTATGAAAATGGACAGCGAAGGCTATTTGTTGAAAAGAGACAATGAAACCTTGCGCAAAATTATGGATGACCTCCTGGACGGTATCATGAACATGTGCTTTACTACACAGAGTGGACCTACCGTTAACCTAGTAAATCGTACCACTTTCGAACAAATTAAAAATCGGGTAGAAAAATTATTGAAAGATGCTGAATGAGACCAGACTGAAAAATAAGATCCGCGCCGCTTTTAGTGAAGAAAAGGAAGAAAAAGATGCTGCCGCTGCTATGGATAGAATAGCCACTAAACTGGCGCAGGCGGTGATTGAAGAAATAAAACAGATCAGCATTATGTACAATGCCGGTCTGGTGGCTCCAAACGGGCCAGTATCGGGAACCTTTAATTATACGATATCATGATAGATGTGTTATTGGACAATAATTATGATCTCGCTTTTTATGAGGGTGATCTGCAGTTAGGTGAAAGCGTGTCTCAACATCAACAACTGTTACTCATTGCTAATAAAGGCGACTGGCGGGAACATCCTGCTATTGGCGTAGGCATTATGGGATTCCTGAAGGATGATAATCCCGGGGTTTTACTGGGTGAAATCAAGATGGAATTTGAAAAGGATGGAATGATTATTAATGAGATCAGGCTGGAAGCGACCGGCAGTTTAAATATAGATGCATATTATGGCGACCACAGTTAAACCCCAGCAGTGTCTGTTTGATATCGTTTTGCGGGAATCAGGCGCCGCTGATGCCATATTTCAAATGGCGCAGGCAAATGATATTAGTATCACAGATGAACTTATCGGCGGACAGTTACTGGAAACAACCAAAGTAACGCCTGTCAACAAAAGCATCATTACCTACTATCAGCAGCAACAAATTTTTCCGGGTACTTCCATCACCCTGCAAAGCACCAGTACAGCTCGCGGTGGCATTGGGTATATGGGCATTGGTATAGACTTCAAGATTAGTTAACAATGGCAAGAACAATAGAACAGATACAGTCACTGATTGTAGATAAGGTTAATAATACTCCAGATCTGAAACTACTGAACAGTGTTAGCAAAACATCCATTTTTCGTTTATTCATTTACGTTGTCGCATTCTGTCAATGGACGCTGGATCAATTGTTTGACCTGCATAAACAAGAAGTGTCGGATCTGATTTCCAAAATGAAGCCACATAGTCTGAAATGGTACGCGGAAAAAGCAAAGCGATTTCAGTATGGCTTTAACCTCCCAGCGGAGTCTGATACTTATGATAATACAGGTATTCCCAATGATCAGGTGGAAGCCAGTAAAATTGTGCATTTCTGCGCAATTGTAGAACAGCCGGATAGCAGAGGTGTCGTGTCTTTGAGGGTAAAGGCAGCCACTAAGAAAGATGATCTGGATACACTCGATAAGGATCAGTTGATCGCCTTTACGAAGTATATGAATACGGTAAAAGATGCAGGAGTAAGACTCATCGTCAGTTCCGATAGGGCGGATGATCTTCGGATGAAAATAGACGTGTATTACAATCCATTGGTACTGGGTAGTAATGGCTCCAGGCTAGATGGCACTGATTCAGATCCTGTACGAACTGCCATAAGAGAATACCTGATGTCCCTACCCTTCAACGGTTCTTTGGTGCTGGCCTATCTTACAGATGCCCTCCAAAAGGTAGATGGCGTGGTAATTCCGCAGATTATCCGTGCAGAGGCCCGTTATGGCAACTTGCCCTATAAATCCATTGATCTGATGTATCAGCCAGATGCAGGCTATGTACGCATCTGGAGTGAAAAGGATGATTTGGATATCAATTTCATTCCCCAAACCAGCCTTATATAATGAAGATATTTGATATCGATTATCGCCGACTGATAGCATTACTGCTGCCTCCAGGCTTGAGAAAGAGTCGGATGCAGGCTTGGCTGAATGCCCTGGTATACCCCGTACAATTGCTGTATAATGATTTTAAAGCCAATAGAAAGAATAACCTGTACCGTATCAGTATAACCCCTCAGGTATTTTCTCTAGAGAAAGCCGCTAATGATCGTTACGATTACGTAGAACGACGTATACGGATCGCCGATGTACTACTGAAGGAAGTGATTTTCATCTACCAACGGCCGGAGAACAAACCATTAATGCTATTCAGGAGATCCGAAACGCAACCTTTGAACCTCTATCTGAAAACAGAAACGAATAGTGTGACTGTAGATTTCCTCGTATTACTGCCGTCCGGATTAAGGTTTGCGGAAGATGAAATGCGGGCATTCATTGACAGTTACAAATTAGCTAGTAAAGACTATAAAATTCAATTGACATGAGTAATAAAAGAGTGGATTTCGGCAACCTTGGCGGATTCCCGCTTACGCAGGATCTGCTGTCATACATGCAGTCTTCCTACAGAGATGCTATTTCCGGTATGGCAAAAGTTTGCGGCAATAACGTAATTATTTCTGGTATGGAGGATAACGGTACCTCTTTTTCGGACGGCTGGATTGTACTGGATGGAGAATTACTGCCTTTTGTTGGAGGTCCTAAGCAAAGTACATTCATCATAGTAGATGAGAACAGCAATGAAGCTTTTGCAGATGGTATCTCCCGAACTGTTTATTTTACCAGATATGCCAGATTTGGTAGTGGCGGCCGACCTATTTCGGATCTGTTCCGACTTTCTACTATCGGCGCATTGCAAAGTAACCTAACAGAACTGAATAGCAATCTTACTGCGCTGAACAACAATTACGGGTTGCATGCAGCCAATAAGAATAATCCCCATGGCGTAACGAAACAACAGGTTGGTTTGGGAAATATTCCTAACGCCATCTCCGATGACCCAACATTGAATGACAGCAATGTACTTGCCACTACAAAAGCCACTGCTAAGGCATCTAAAATTGTAAGAATGGATTCTGTGGATATCACTGGCATTGTCAATCAGAGTACGGACAAAGATATTCCTATTACCATTCCGAATGGTCCTGTATATGGTCGGTATTTAGTTGCTGGCTCTCTTCGTAGTTATTCCAACAATTTCGATAATGATAACGATGTGTTTTGGATGGTGCGGGGTTTGGGCCCTTATAACTTCGTCCTCTGTACGCGAAAGATGGCTAACAACTACGTTTATCTAATGTTTGATTACGCAATAATCTTATTTTAATATGCCAATCCAGGATAGAAATAAACTAAAAAGCTGGTTCGAAACCGGCGATTATCCCACCCAGCAACAGTTCTGGGACTTGATAGATAGTTTCTTCCACAAGTTGGAAGATGTAATCGATATCAATAATGTCAGTGGATTGCGTGCATTGCTGAATGCCAAGGCAGATTATGAGCAATTACAATCGCATCTGGGAGACAAGGGCAATCCGCATGCAGTAACCAAAGTGCAAGTCGGTCTGGGGAATATTCCCAATAATATTTCGGATGCCATTGATCTCAACCAGAATGATACCCTGGCTACGAGTGCTGCAGTGTTCAAGCTGGCAAGCAAGGTTGTATCCAATACGATTGAGGAAAATACTTACACTGCCGATAGCAGCTATGTGCTGAGATTGGGGGGATTGCTGGAGAAAATTGTGGTGATTCCCACTACTGATATTAATCTGAGTATAGGTACCACCCTTGGTGGAAAGGACCTCCTGGACACGCTTCCACTGACAGGTAAAGCAGGAAACATTATATCACTCGATCTCTTCGCAGCTTCCACTGATAAGAATCTTTTCTTCAGCGGCATCACAGGAAGTGTTCAAATACGATATTATAAAAGATAACATCCGTTAATCCTTTGGTATGGTGCCGGAAATTCCGGCATCACCAAATCTTTACCCCAATTACCCCAAATGAATAGAATTCTTTTATTGATACTGTGTTTGTTTACCCAGTTGACATGGGCACAGAGTAATATCAGTACGAACAGGATTGTAATTAAAGATTCCCTATCTCTTGATGGAAAGTGGATTAAGCGCATCAATAATGACAGCACACTTCAAACTGCTGGTGAACAAAGCGTTTCCACCGATGGAGCGATAAAAAAGTATATAGATAATGCAACATCCGGAGGTGGTGGCGTTTCGCCATCTGAGATAGCAAAAATGATGATGAATCCAGATGCACTTGACGTAGTAGTGCGTTTTTGGACCGGTCAATGGATGACGCCTTTAATTAATTTTAACCTGAGCTTTTTAAGTAGTGATGGGATTAAATCCACTTACTATGTTTCGGGGTATCATCCCAAAGAGACCTTTCCTGTCTATGGCAAACCACCATTTTCCTTATACGTAGCTATTCAAAATGTAACTACAGACTCTGTGTTAGCCATCAATCTATCTACAACAGAACAATCTAGTGTAATTGGTTATGAGAATTATTCGAATTTTGTTCTCATAAAACCAGGTAATACGGCGGTTATTACTGCGGACCGATTAAGAGGGAATTTATTAATTGGAATAGAGTCATGGTTACGAACATATCCTGAAAATCACCTGATCAGTGTTAATGAAAGGGTTAAGAATCATTCCGCCACACAATCGATTAATATGTATAAATCTGGCTATGGAAATATAATCCTGATGCCGGGTCAGGAGATTTCTCAGCCGAACCTATGGTTGGACCAGAATGGTTATAAGGAATGTAGTTTGCAGGGTTTTGATTTTCATACAGCCATTAATGGAAAGTACATTACTGCCGTGCCAATTACTAGTTCAATCAGGTTCAAAGTATACCGTAATAGCGTTTTATACATGACTAAGGAGGTGCATGCATTTAAGGATGATAATCTTGTTTTTGAAATTGATCCGACCTGGACAGATTATGAAATTATTTTGGAAGACATCTAACCCTTCATCTTAATCTATTTTACATGTTAATACGATTGTTTGTTTTCCTGATGCTACTCTCCGCAGTAGCATCGGCCCAGAGTAATGCCACAGTAAACCGCCTGCTGGTAAAGGATTCCATGGGCATTGGTGGTCGTTGGATTCGGGAGATACGATCCGATAGTACCATGAACGGTACCAACGAGGGTACGATTTCAACGGATGGTGCTTGGAAAAGCTATATCCTGAATAATGTTCGGAATAGCCCTTTAAGCCCGGTTCCCGGGCCTGCAAGAGATAGCGCACTTACGATAGATCCGGCTACGGGAAAGCTCGGGATTACACCGATTTCAAGACCCGCTGTTAAACAGTTTGAAGGTTTAACTCATAACCCCTGGCTGAAAGTATCCGCAGGACCGTTGGTTAACGGAGTAACGATTGTGGAGGATACCATTCATGTAGAATGTATGAGCAGTGACGGCATCAAATCCATTATCACCTTTAATGGTGCATATCCTGATTGGAATTATGCCAAAGGTAAGGCCCCATTCACCGTGAAGACAGACTGGGTAAATCGCCACCCTGGAAAATTCGTTCTACTAGATATAACGTCCGCCTTTTACCCGAATGGTAGACAGCCGTTCAATCGCTTTTTTGCAGCCTATAACGATACAATCCATTTCAAGCAAAACTGTATCAGTAGTGATATTTTCTTTGAAATGCGCCTCTCAGACTCGCTGCCAAATTGCGTCATTATGCCTATAACTGTAAGAAATAGGACGTCTGGAATGATTAGTATTCGTTCAGCGGATGGTACTAATATAATCCTGCCTCATGAGGAGCTACGCTTTAAAATTTGGTATGGATCAGGACTGGGTGTAGGTTATCAGAAGGTGTTAAAGTCAGCTACAGGAGAATTAATCCTCTGTGGTCTTGATAACCACCCACTGCGCTGCTTAGTTTATGAAAATGAAACACTCACCAATACCGTAACAGCAGACTCCTACTACGGGTTTCTTGTACCAATTAATGATCCTTCATCACGCTTAGAATTAGTTGTGGAGGATATGCCAATTGTTTCCCAATAG